ATGCTCTGTAATTAACTTCATGCTATTAACCTCTTGGTACTGCTAAACTAGTTAATTTAACACCGGCATTTGCCGCGAATATTACCTCAGTTTGCTTTTTATTAATGATGACATGTTCATCTGACATGATAGTAAAACTACCAACGACTGTCCCACTTTGCGCTGTCACTAATGTAACAAGATGAGCAGCGGCTGTAGTATTTATAACACGAATATTAATTCCAGCTGATACAGTAGAAGCAGTACCCGTTGTAGTTGGAGCAGCAATCTCTACACTTAGTGGCCTGATTTCCATTTATTTCCCCATCAACTTAGTAAAATCTTTAATAGCTTGTTCAGCTTCTTTTTCTGTTTTAAATGTGTCTAATGCTTGTCCATCAATCGATGCAACAAACTTAGAACCTTTGGCTTTAATTTCAGCAGTGTATTTACCTTTACCTACTTTAAATTTCTTAGTAGCTTCAGATACGGTATTAGGTTGTAACCTGAATTCATTGAACTTCATCATTGAAATCTTCATCCTCTGTTTCTACTGAGGTACCTGTCATACCCTGAGCTATAGCGATCTTACGATCATCCATCGCTCCATTAATTTTACCTTGCATAAGTGCAGAGAACGTGTTATTCGCATCGTTACTACTATCACTTTTTAATGCATTAATTAAATCATTTACATCAGTCATATTACTCTCACCTTTCGTTTATTTATACAAGTTCATTTTTACACTTCTTCTTCGGTATCATTCATACCTTCAGCATCAATCTGTTTAATGATGTCTTCAATATCTTCGTCATTTTGCATTAACACATTTTTACGAATCCACTCAACAGAATAGTAACGACCTGCGTACTCATCAATTTCGCGTAGTGTACCTAAACGTTCTCTTAATAGCTCAGCATCTTTTAACTCAGAGAAGTGGTTATCCTTCAAGAAGTCTACAGATATATCTGATCTAATATCTTCCCATTCTTCATTGGTAACAATACCCTTAAGAATAAGCTGAGTCTTTAGAATATCAATGAATAACGCAGAGAATTTCTTACGTAACCTATTAATAAACTTCTGAAACTTAAGTTCATCCCGTGAGATCTCTGTAGATCGACCAAGGTTAAACTGTTGCTCTTGCTCTAAACGACCACTTGGTACATTAAGAGACTTATATAGCTTACGACGGAAGTACTCGATGTCATCAATCTGTCCTAGGTTTTCGCCACCAGGTAGAGTAGAAATCTCAGTTCCACGACCACCTTCACGACGTGGCAACCAGAAATCTTCGAGCATTGACATATGCTTCTTGTCATCTTTCATATCACCGGTTTCGGCATCGTAAACCATCTTGTTACGATATTTAGCCATGATGTTACGAAGATATTCTTCTGCCTTACCCTTTGGAAGGTTACCTACGTCAATATAAAAGATACGACGTTCAGGGGCACGAGCAAGACGATAGATTACTAATGAATCTTCCATCATTCGAAGCTGATTAACTGGCTTCAAAGCTTTGTGTAAATGTGATAATATTTTCTTACGACTTGGATCTAATAGACCAGAGGTAACGTATGTAACTGCATCTTTAGCAATCTTTAATCCTTGGGCTTTTGATCCAAGCGATTCATTTTGAAAGATAAAGTACTCTGTAGAACCTACGATGATTTCAGCACCAGTCTTAGGATCTTTTTCCTTTTTCAGTTCACGAACTTTGCGGATCTTTGTTGGATCTATTGAACGCAGTTCTATTATACCGTTCTTAGGATTTGCTTCATCAATGATCTTATGATAGTACAAACGACCATCTACATACCATCGACGGAATATGTCATGACCATACCAGTTCATATTAAGCATTGATATTACATGCTCAAATTCCTCGTTGATCATTTTCTTGATTCGATCAGGCTGATCTAAATCATTCATAATTAGTGATACTGGGGAAGAGTCATCATCAGAAACAATTGCTTCGTTAACAATGTCTTCAACTGCGGCATCACATTCAGTATGATGTGAAATATCACGATACTTTAGAATTAGATCTTTTTCAGACTTTGTTTGGTCTCCATTAATATCAACGTATTGGCCAAAGTGACCACCGGCATTGATAACGTTACCAATACCCTCATCTTCATCCATAGGAGCAACAAACGATGCGCGCGTGCGATCATCCTTCTCTTGATCCTTTTTCTTTATTTCAAAACCAAAAAAGTCGGCCAATTTACTATCCTCACAATAATCGCGAAGGAGATGAATCCCCTTCGCTTATACTGTTATTTATAACGCTTTAAGAAGTAGTGTTTGATTCCCAATATTGAACCTGAAGTTCAACAGTAAACTCTTCGATAACGTTTTCTGAATCGTATGATACATCGATTGCAGAGATGTTAGTCGGGAAAGTTCCACGGAAGTCATAACGCTTTACTACTTCGCCAGCTTTATTCAACTGTTCTACTACCATGTCAGCTTGATAATCGACAGGGTTAGTTAAACCAGTGTTTGCACTGTGTTGGTTAATACCATTCATCCAACGTTCGAACGCATCACGCGTTTCCATTTGAACGTCATTGATGATAGTCACTGACCATGGCTCAAATGTACGATCGCCTGCAATTTGCAATTGACGTCCACGGAACGGGATAGTGATTGGTGCAATGATAGAACCAGGAAGTTGAGCAGCTTTACACATAAATGATGCTAGCTCAACATTGCCCCCAGCATAACCGGGGAAGTTTAATGTAGCTTTAAATAAGTTAGCACGAGCACCACCGCCTGTCAACTTGGATTTAAAGTCATCAACGCCTAAAATAGCCATATTTAAGTCTCCTTATTGACCAATGATTTCAGAGAACTCAACGCCATTACGCGTGGCAACGAAGTTCAATGTAATAAAGTTAATCGAACGAGCAGGCTTAATGTATATATCGGCTACGAAACGGTTACCATCAATGACTGCACCAGTATTATTTGTAGCGTCACAAACAACTGAGAAATCAGTGATACCGCGTCGACCCTTTACATCTCGCAAGAATGGTTCAACTAGGTTGCGGAATTGCGCACGAGTGAACTCATCATTGAATTCAAACAGCTGGAACTTAGCAGCAGTACTTACCGCCTTTTCTAAAGTGATGAACAACCTACGAACGTTAATGCGATCAAACGCACTTGGACGAGTAGAGGCAGTCTTATCACCGTATAAAATAATACCTTCGCCAGGGAAGCTAACAATTGGATTAACGCGAGCTTTATATAGATCATCTCGTGCAGCTTTCTTAGGATTGAAAGCAATCTTAGTTACACCGCGGATTTGACCACGTGAGAAACCAGCAGGAGAGAACCATGCATCGGCAACGTTATCTGTGTTTGCACACAAACCAGCAATTGCACCTGAAGCTACAATCCAACGATATGTGTCATTGTACTTATCATACACATATAAAGAAGTTGAATCGAATACTGCATAAGATGAAGAAGTAAGGGCATCGGCCCAAGCTTTCACGTTAGCAGCTGCTGAATCGTTATTAACTGTTACTGCAACGGCAGGGGAAACAAACGCAACACAATCTTTACGGCCTTCGGCAATAGCGATCATGTAGTTAGCCATAGTCACATCATCTGCAGCTGAAGTTTCAGGACCAATTAGCAAGTTTACGTCGACAGTTTCTGAATCGTCATACATGTCATAAGCTGTTGATAATTCGCCAACTGTTGGAGCGTCATCTGAAGTACCACCAGTAAGTGATACCGTGATTGCAGCAGAACCAGTAACGAATGCGGAACCAGCCGCGGCATTAACAGCAGAACCTGCATCAGTTAATGCTGAGGTGTGAGCACCCCAACGAACATATGCAGATGAGTTGTTAATTACGTTTGCGTAGTAGTTATCAGTACCATCAGCTGCTTTAGCATCTGAGGCTTGAGAGACGAATGCAAATGTTTCTAGTACTGTACCAGCGGCGCCAGTGATGGCTCCATCTTCGTCTAGAACTACAATGTGCATTTCATCAGCGGTATCACCACTATTTGCTACTGAATATGCAGAAGTACTAGGAATTGCATCAAAGCTAGAAGCATATGCCCATGCGGCAAAAGCTGTTGCATCTGCAGGGCAGACTGAAACTTGTAATGAGTTACCTAATACACCAGGAAAGCGAGCAAGGAATGTATCTGTACCACCGGGCGTTACAGATGCAAAATGCTCGTCGTTTTTAACCAAAAGGCCGGTACCAGAAGTAGTAGCGTTAAGGTTGCCTGTTAATGCACGAACTACGCGCAACGAATTGCCATACTGCAAGAACTGCGCAGCTGGATAGAAATATTTAGCGGTGTTTGCGTTAGGTTTGCCGAAAATATTAACTAGTGCTTGTTCCGAACTAACTGTTGTAATCTCTCCAACCGGGCCCCACTGGAATGCTCCAGCGATCGCGCCAATAGATGTAGATACAGCAGGAACAACATTAGTCAAGTCAGTTTCTTTTACCTGCACACCAGGTGAGACTTGAAATGCCATGTATTTTCCCCTTCATTGGAAATTAATAAGTTTTCATAATAAGATGTTTTCACTAGCATTATTTATATATATACAGATTTAGAAGAATGCGTCCTTCTGTGCGAACCATCTGTCTCCACCTTCTACGATGGATTCAACTTCTTCTATAATGCCATTGTCATAAACACCAAATGGGACTACATCGTTTTCAATCATTCTTTGTTGTTCTGCATACATCATACTCTTCATATCAATATCAGTCATTTCACCGAAGAAGGGAGTTGCAGCAAACCATCCAAATAGAACTAAGTTCATCATCAAGTCATCGTGATTACCTGTTGATGCTTCATAGGAAGAACCTGATGCTACGAATGTAGACATTTCTATGATTGTATCTTGATCAACAATAGATAATTGACTTTGTTCTACAAGATCTTTGATGTTTGAACAACCAATGCGCTTGACCTTTCTAGTCATAGTCACACCAATTGAGTTAGCTTTTATCATTGATTCAACGAACACATTTTCGTATTCTAAATCATAATATAAGCCATTACATACGACAGCGCCTTGGTCATTAGATTCAATGATTACATACGCGTCATTATATGTTTTAGCATACTTATATATGACGTCAGGAAATAGCAGTGGTGAGATCATATTATCTTTAAACACTGCAACTTGCTGAAAAGGTTTGGTTGTCACATCAATGATATTAAACGTAGATGAATCCATACCTCTGCCCTTTGCAACATCGACAAAGACCATATAGTCATGATGTTCTTCAGGCTTAACATATACCTTAACGTTATTCTGTGTAAAGATAGGATTCTGCGCCTGCATACCTAATAACGTATCGCCAGAGATTAAAGTATTACCTGTTCCATGGAACGTATTACCAAACTCTTGGTTGAATTGCAGTTCAGATGTATTAGCAATTGTTTGTCTTTTCCATTCAGCATCTCGACCTGGAACGTCCCACCAGTCAACTCTAAATGGTTTAAATTCGTTTGTACTTTGTACTGCACCTTCCCAAAGCTTATGGTATATATTACCTAAACCGTTTGCAGTAGATGTAATGATTACTTTTGTAGATTTACCACTCGACACCACTGGATAGGTGGAAGTATAAAACTCTGTTGCGTTTTCAACAAAGGCAAACTCGTCGAGGAATAGGAGATTGACAGACATGCCTCGAATGGACGATCCTGAAGTAGCAGCAGCGATGATGCGAGAATTATTAGAAAAGTCAATAGATCCCTTATTCAATGCTTTACACCCAGGCTGTAAGAAGAACGGCAGGTTCTCAAGCATTAATGT